CCAGCTATTTGGGATGATGTTTTATACATTTGTTTCCCAACACTTACTGACACTCCCATTTGTTTAGAAAAATCAACAGAAGCTTGTGAAGATCTTTTAATTGATTCTTCACCTTCTTTAAACATTTGAACAAAATTTCCTATTAAAGCCATAGGACCTAAAGCTGAAGATAACGCCGCCCCAAACCCAGCGACCGCTACTCTCATTTTTCCAAATAAACCTAAAGATTTTTTACCACCATCTGTTAATTTATCAGCCATTTGAGCAGCTGCTTCTTTACCTTTATCAATTCCTAAAATTGAAACAAGATTACCAGCCCCTAATTCATTTAAAACATCCCCAGCTGTTCCTAATGTATTATTAAATAAAGATTGGGCTGAGATAAGATTTTTAGTTTGGGATTCTTGTTTTTCTAGATACCCTAAAGATTTTTCATTAACTTCTTGAGATTTTAAAGCTAAATCATATAGTTGTTCATTAGGAGAAAGAAGAGATTTTTTTCCTTCAATTTCTTCATTTAAGGTGGAAAGTGTTTTTAATTTAGTAGCTAATTCTTTTTCAGATGGATTAAGAATAGCGTTAGCGGACTGCTCAATTTTTTTATATTCTTGTTCTTGATTTTTAAGAGCTAATAAAATTTCATCATTTTCAGATAAACTAACTGCTGTATAATTAGATAATAAAGATGAAGCTGTTTTAAAAGCTTGTTCTTTAGCTTTTATTTCATCGGCGTTACCACTTTTTAAACTATCTAAAAGTTCATTTTGAGCTTGTTTTTGTTTACTTTGTAAATCATCTATTATAACTTTTTTTTCATTAAAAACATTTTGTTCTTCTTGAGACATAGAACTAAAAACTTGTGATAAATCCTTTTGGGTAGCTATAAGTTTATTAGAAGCTTCTACAGCCTTATTAATATTATCTAAAGAATTAGCTGAGGTTTTGCCTTTTGATAAGTTTATTTCTGTTTCTAATTTACCTCTTTTTTCTTCTAAAGAATTTATTTCTTTAAGATTTTTAATTCCTTCTTTACTTAATTGCTTTTCTAAAGCTAAAGAAGAATTTCTTAAAGAATTTTGATTCTTTATAACTTTATTAGTATCATCAGTTATATCTTTTATAGAAGAATATTCACTTGATAAATTTTTAGTTATGTTAAATGATTTTGAAATGTCCCCTGATATAGATTTTTGAAGTGAACCAAAATCTTGGGTAGATTTAGTTAATAATCTAGTGTAATTAGCTAATTCTGAAGTTCTACTGGTTAATAAAGCTAGAAAGTCACCAGCTTCATATAAATTATTTTTATAATCTTCAAAAGCTTTATTTAATTCTTCTTGATTTTCTAATTGTTCTTGGGAAGCCATATCCTAAAATAATTTATTATAAATATTAAAGGGTAACGTTTTTAGCGTTACCCTTTTTATTATAGCCTCTTACCAGGTTTAATATCTGGAGGAGGGGCTTCAAAATTAATTGAACGAGTTTTACCCTTACCTGTTTGGACTGCGGAATTTTGAGAGTCGTTTTTTTCTTTATAATGTTTAAGTAATTTATTATATGTAAATTTTCTTAACCATATAGGCATATTATAAACTGTATACCAATCAAAACCTCCATTACCATGAAACACAATATCGTGTATCATTTCAAACATTCTTATCCTATACTCAGGCGTCAGGCCAAAAAAACGTAACCCCGATAGGGATCTTTATACCTTCTTTTATTTCTCCCCCATCTTCGGGATAAAAATCAAAGGTTAAGTCCATATCGGGTTGAATCTCCTTAATATATTCTCTAAAAGCTCTTGAATCTTTAGCTAAAAAATGATTATCAACAAAATCTCTTATTGTTTTCTTTGAATCATCCCCGTTAACTGATAAAATCATATATTTTAAACGAGTTGATAAATCAGGAGATGAAGATTTGTTAATTTTTTTAAGTCCTTTAACCTCAGCTTCAATTAATTTTTCATCTTTGGTGCAAAGAATTTTAAAAGTTATTTCTGTTCCTGAGTGGGGGAGAGTATATTTAAATTCATTAGTATTTGAATTTACTAAATTTTCTTCCTTAAGGAATTTTTGCTGGATTTCGGATAAATCAATTGTTACTTCTTGTCCTTCATATTCAAAAGTATAATCTTTACCATAACCTAAAATACGAGAAGCTACCATTACAGCATTTTTATCTCCTACTACAAGATCATCATAATTAATTTTTGATACAATTAATGATTGCATCAATTTATCAAGAACAATACCTTGTTTAATATAATTTTGGTTAGTTAAGATATCCTCTTCTTTAGCTGTCATATACTTCATTTCAATCTTTCCTGAAGATAGAGGATTGTCTTTAGGATAGAGTAAACCTTTAGATGGTAATTCTACAATTTCTGTAGGAAAATCATACTTAGGTTTAGTTGACTCAACTGGTTGAGTTGGAGTAACAGAATCTGTTACTATAGGATTTAGTTGGTGTGTTTCTTCACTCATATTAGTAATAACTTTATTTTAAAATAAATATTTGTTTGATATAAATATATAGAGAAATAAAAAGAGCGCACTTTCATGCGCTCTTTCTAATAAGATTTTTATATTGATATTAGTAATTCAATATACAGTAGTCAGGGGCGAGAGTCATTGTAATGTTTACAGCTGCACTTTCGTTATCCCACCCGTAATCACCAAAGTTAGCATCTACAATGAAGCATCCTTTTAACACCCACTCAGAAACAATGTCACCTACAGGACCTAAGATATTTAATGTTACATCTTTCTTATAGAAGTCAGAGTAACCATCTCTACCTGTTACTGATTCGTGGTGTAATCTAACCCATTCCATAATGGTTTGTGTGCCTGATGGAGAGATTGGATCATGAAGTGTTAACTGAACGTTACCCCAAGTTGTTTTACCCTTAACTTTTCTATACACATTAATGTGGTTAAGAGTTACTTCGCCTTGTGTTACTGTAATTGCTCCGACACCCTTAATGAAATATGATGGGACACCATCAACTAACATTATGTATCTATTCTGCTGTTTGGGTTCAAACGCTGTGAAAAATATTTCGTTTGGATCTAAAATTGCCATTTTTTTATTATTTTAATATTGTTATTTATACATATTAATTAAACTAATTTTATTATGCTGGGAATTCAGCTCCTGTTGGGAGAATGTTGAAATCCAATACAATAAATTCAGCAGTTTTAACTGGCTGTAGATAGATCGCACCTCTCAGCTCATTTCTGTCAATTACGTCAGGTCCATTGTTTGAAGCATCCATTACAACTTTAAAGGCATATAAACCTTGGTTTTGTTGAACTGTTTCTAAGTATGGGTTAATTACACTTAAGAAGCTGTTTCTAGTTTGTAATGAGTTAGGTTCAAACACTAAGTTTTGAGAGACAGTACCAATGTATGATTTTAGAGTAATCAATAGTCTTCTAACGTTAACTCTATCAAGAGCAGAAGCTACAGTTTGTAGTGTTTTCTGACCATAAACCACAACACCAGTTCCAGGGAATGTAGCAATAGCGTTAACTTTATTATTATATAAAGTATCTCTTAAACCTCTTGGTAATGTTTTTTCAGGAGCAATAACATTAGGCATTGTACCTCTAGTAAAACCAGCAGGGGCAAACCAAGCTTCAGAAGTATTGTCGTTATAGACATAAACTGAAGGTATAATTGTTGAAGCTGGGCACCAAACATTGGCTTTAGTGTTTTCATCTTTAACTAACAACCAAGGCCAATATGCCGCAGCGTAGCTAGTATTTAGATTATTAGCTTGAGATACAACATCAGCTGTAGCAGCTCCATAGTCAACTAAGTCAATTGGTAAAATACTGTCACCTCTAGTTGTAGTGTTAGTAACAAGAGTATCAAGGACTGTTTTATGAGCTGTAAACTCATAAACTAAACCAGGAACACTAATTATATTAAAGGCATATTGATCTTTATTCTTTAATAAGTTTAAAGAAGCTGTATAATTACTAGCGTTTAAACCTTGAGTATTAGTTTCTGTAATATCCTTATACCATTTTACTTCACCAGCTGCAAATAAATTACCAGTCCCTCCTTCAAACCCACCATTTTGTACTATAGGTAAAGAAGATGTAAATTGAGGTTTAAATGTACCAGCTCCATCTAAATAATAAGGGGTAGGTCTAGCAACATTACTAATAATTACATACTTACTCTTATTTGGATATTCACCAGTAACACTAACATAAGAATCAGTTCCATCAACACCTGTACTAAATTCTTGGTTACCAATTACTTTAGCGATATAATCATCTCTAGTTGGGTCTAAAGAAACTCTATTCCATGTTTCAAGAATATTTTTATCAGAAGTTCTATCATCACCTTGTCTAATTAATACAGTGAATGTTCCTGAAGCACTATCAACTTGAGTAATTTCGTATCTTAAATTATAATTTGATCCTGAAACTAAAGCTCCTGTTGATGAATTTTCAGCATCACCTGAATTCATAATATCTCCTTGAGAGATGGTTTTTAAGGTAAAAGCAGCTGCATTTACAATATCATCATCAACTAAAGTAAACACTAAGTTACTTCCTCCACTCTTTGACCCAGCAAATGACTGAGAAGGGAATGTTAATAGCTGACCAACTATGAAAGTTCCACTTTGACCAGTAATTGTAACAGAAGAAAGTGAGTTAGAAGCAGCTAAAACAATAGAAGCAGTGACATTAGCCCCACTAGCAGACCCAATAAGAGTAGTACTTAAAGCTGAGCCAGTTAGATTAAATGTTCCTGATACAGAAGTTAAAAGAGCATCAGTAAATGTTTTTAAAGTTGTACCTTCAGTACTACTTTCAACAGCTGTTGAAGCTGCTGTGAATGCACCACTAGCAACTCTAGTCACTAATAAATTAGTACCACCTTGTCTAAAGTAATTTTGAGCAGAAATAGCTGTAAAATATGAGTAAGCTAAACCACCACTAACTATAGACCCACCAAATTTAGATAAAAAGTCACTATAAGTAGTGACAACTGTCGGTATACCGACAGGCCCTAACACTGTAGGACCCACAATAGCTGCACCTATAGGAACAGCGGCCGCCTCAAGG